TGTATTTGAATGCCGATAAAACTTGGGTTGTCTTAAGATCAATAAGATAATCTCCTAAAACATCTGCCTTAGCTCTAAATGGGTATCCCATTAAATTATTAACCATAGGCACTTCAAACTGACTATTTTCAATTAGCTCACTTGCAGGTTTACAATTATAGAATCTATCTCTTAACCTTAATGCCTTGTCTCTGTCTTTTACAGTAAAAACATCCCAACGCTCTTCTTTGGCAAGCTTGTATTCTTTGTTTGCCTTTGTCTTAACATCTAAGAATAGGCACTCGTTAAATTTATCCTCTTCTAAAATACTAGCATGAAATAAATAACCTTGTGCCAAAGCGTCTGACTCAGTAGGTAAGTTTATTTGATTTAAATATTCTAATGGGGATTTAAGTAATTGACTTATGGCACTACTTGATAAACAAGCTTTTGCCAAGTAGCCATAATAAAAGCTATCTTGAATTGCTTTTTGTGTGAGCTCATGTCTATCATGCATCTCATTGTCTAGTGTGATTATTGGTTCTTTCATATTAATTACAATTATAGTTATACTGATATGAAACGTAATACTCCCAACAACCTCCTTCTATATAGTAAGTGTAAACTTCACTATTATAACCATCCCTGCATAAATAAATATATTTAACAGTATTGTCTCCATACTCTGCATGATAAGGTTCATCAAAGTAAGGAGCTGAAGGGTAATGACTTAAATCGCAGTTATCTGAGCAACTAAACAATGTAAATAAAATTAGTGTATAAAGTATTGTTCTCATATTTTCTTTGTTATTCACATACAAAGTTAATAAAAGAAATGACTTACACAAATATTACATAAAATTCTTTTTCCAAATATCCATACCTACTGCATAACGTTGCTTAGTATCTGGATACTCTAAGATCATTTTCGCATTGTTCATGAACCTTGCCATGAAATTAGCTTTCTCTTCGTATTTCTTTGGTTTTAGTAATGGCATATTATTGATTTTTATATTCGTTATAAACGTTTTTTAGTTTATCGTGAATTGTTTTTTTATAACAAGACGAACAACTTGTTAAACTTTGCCTTTGAGTAAATACTCTATTGTATATTTTAACAATCTCTTTTTGTATTTCTGGCTGAACTACATTATTATTTTCTGTGTAATATGTATCCAAATAATTATATTCGTCTTCAGTTAAACACTTTGGTTTATAATAAGGGTATAAATCATTTAACTTTTGTTTACGCTCTTCGCATCCACAATCTTCACCAAGTACCCACTTAGCTACTTTTGCTATTCCATTAGCTTCTAACACTTGTTCGACTGTATCGCCTAAACCTTTAGCTTTTGTACTTTTTGTACTCTTCTTTGCTTTCTTGTCTAATTTTTTCTTTTGCATTTGTTAATGTATTAAATATTGAACTTAAACTTATTTTAGTTTCTTTACTAATGTCTCGCATACTCATTTCGGTATTTAAATACAACTTTGTTAATTTTTTATCGTACCAATACCACTGATCAATTATACTATCAATTTTATTATATAATGCCTCTAGATCAAGTTTCTTATTATAATTCTCAGATAACTTGTCTTGATCATAACTTATTGAATTAATAATATAATTATATGTTTCTTGATCTACATCAGTAAATACAGTTATTCTTTTTTTATTTTTATAACTGGTGTAATTACTATAATATAAATTTCTTAACGTGATGTATATATAAAATGTATTTATTTCTTTTTCATTATACATTATACGACTTACGTCCTTAGTATAATTATACATTCTAAGATACATCTCTTGAACTAACTCCTTAGCATCATTATTGTTTAGTTTAAAGCTTTTAGCCATCTTAATCCACTCATCGTGTCTCTTAGCTAATATGTCTAATATCTTAGAGCTCATCAACTAAAATTATTTCAAGTAACCTATCAAATGAATTTGCAATATCGTATTGACCTTGCCAATCGTTTTGAAACTTTACTTCGTCTAGTGTTAGCTTTTGTTGAGCAGGTGGCTTATCTCCATCTTTAATTTCTATTAAATAGTTTTTGCCTTTATAACCAACTATTATATCTGGAGCGCCTTTACCGAGTTGATGAGTATGGAGGACAGAGCATCCTATCTCTCTAAGTTGTGAGACAATCTTTTTTTGGTTAGCATCTACTCTAGCTCGTTTTCGCATCTGATATTATCAACATTATCAAAGGGTGTTTGATTATTGAAATAATATCTGTTCGATTTTCTATGGTAAGTTATACCTTCAATATCTTGTGGATAACCTACTAATTTCTGTTTCTTTATTTTTTGACTGCCAAATGTAACTTGAGTATTACTAAAATCTAATGCTCTATTTGGTCGCCATACAAAAAGTACATTATCACTTTTATCTGCAAATGTACCACCACCTTTAATCGTGTTGACATCTGGTTTTCTATATCTACCATTATCATCTTTTTGTGGTGTAACTTGGTGTGCAACCAAATGAACAGAGATTTTATTTTCTACGGCAAACCTTTTTAGTTCACTCATAAATCTACTTATGTATAAATCTTCTCTTTCACCTCGTTGCATCCTATGTTGTACTGTATTGTATGGATCAATAATCAAAGAACGTATACCTTTTGTCTTAACTAAAAATTTAGCTCTTTCAAAGATATCCTCTAATTTATAACTTTTTTTTGGATATATAATAAAAAAGTGTTTTTTCATAAAATCCATACCTTGCTTAAATTCAGCTTCACTCATGTAATTGTTTTGATAAAAAGGATCAGAGCTTTTGCCTATATAACATTCTATCAGATCATGGAAAAAATCATTTATTGGCATATTCTCTGGTGAAAATACTGCAAACTTCCAACCATCGTGAAACGCTTTTAATACTGATAGTTGATTTAAAAACATACTTTTACCTTCGTTCTGATAACCTGTCCATATATTAACCTCACCATTACGCCATGTCCACGCTCTATCAATAGCTTCAATATGTGTTGTAGAACCACGTTCCTGTCCGTTCTTATATCCGTCTAACATACTATCGTATATATCACTGACATCAAATATGCCTTCAACTTTAGGCACTCTAGCATTTTTAAATCTATGCAGTAAAGAATCTATACCTTCATTCAGTAAAACTTCATTTGCATCTTTATATGGATTAGTATCTATTAATCTAATTTTTTCAGCACCAATACGCCTTATTAATTCCTCTTCTAAATACCTTCCGTTTTCGTCATTATCAGTGCATAAGTAAACTGCCTTAGCATTATCAAACACTTCATAACAATTAGTAATACATTCTAATTTCTTGTCTAAGTTTTTGTCTCTAACGTTTGGTGCTCCCATATTTACAGACGTATGGTATGTAAAACCTGCAACTTCCCAACTTAACGAATCTAATTCACCTTCACATAGTATAACAAAATCTTGATTTACAACACGATCATAATTAAATATTATAGGTTGTCCGTTTTTGCTTTGTGTAAACGTTTTATTATTTATGCCTCTAGTTTTATAATTAACAAGCTCATTGTTTTTTAAATATGGAAATACAACACTTTTACCGTCTTTTGTAGTTGTAATCTTATTGTTTTGTATAACTTCATTAGTTATGCCTCTATCATTAAGAAACTTAATGGCACTTGAATTTATCTTTTGTAAGTTATCTGTTTTAGGTTTTGTATATATTTTTTGTTCTATCATATTAAAGTTAGGGTTTACAGAACCGTTCCATCCACAATGGTGGCAGTGATACAAGCCATCGTCTAGGTTAATTGATAAAGATGTATCTCTTTTGTTTTTCCTAGTATGACTACATTTTGGGCACTTTACTTTCTGTTGCGAGTAATTGCCTTTTGGTGCGATTCCAATTTTTTCAAAGTTTTCTTGCATAGTATTATTTTTTGTGTATTTTTTATAATACACTATGTATATAATACACTATGTATTATTTATTTATATAATACACTGTGTATTACATACAACTGACATTCTTGGCATCTGGAGAAACATAAATCTTACGTTCTTTTCCGTCATTGCCTAAACTTTTTGTAACCCTTTTTATATAATCTTTGTTTTCTAAACTCTTTAATATCCTATATAAAGTTCTATCATTTAAATTTAATGCCATACAAATACTTTCATTTGAGGCATAACAATAACCTTTTTTAATTGATAATGAATCTATATAAGATAATACAGTGGCTTCTGATATTGATAAATTTGTATTCATAAATGCTAAATTAATGTTAACGTACTTTGTGTTTTTTCTTTGTGTCATAATGTAAGATAATAATCCCCCAAAACAATTAAGTTATGGGGGAATGTTAATTAAAATGGTAAATCCTGTTTTGGAAGTGGTGCTGAAGGAGCTTGTGTCTCTTTATTTTCTGGCACATATTCATCAATCCATATAGAATGTGTTTTACCGTATTGATCTACTTGTTTTTTATTTCCAATAGTTAACTTTAAAAAACGTTTACCATTGTACTCAATCCAAGCATCTTGTGTTTTTTCTTCACTAATTGTGAAGTTCACTAAATCGTAGTTTCCAACTTTTTTTCCACTACCTACATACTTTTTTTCATTCATAATTTTAATTTAATTTAGGTTAATAATAATTTCTCTACTTTCTTACTTACTTTATATTTTTTTCTAATATCGGTGATAGTAAAACCTTTTTCTTTTATAGCTTGTTTAGCTTTATCAAACTTATCACCTTTCTCTTCTAGCCAATCTTTATTTGGCTCTAACACGCTTGTAGACGCATTTTGAGATACCTTAGAGTGATTATTAGTAGCATCTGCATCTTTTGTATCGTCTATTAAAAATAAACCGTTTAAAGCGTACTTTCTAGCATAACTACTTGATGCACCATAGCATTGAGCTACATCCATTCCTTTTCTATTTAAGTTAATACCTGCCTGAGCTCTGACTTGTATTTTATCTACGCCGTCAGTGATCTCTGCAACTGCATTAACGAATAAAGGTTCTGGAGCAATAGAATCAGTAATAGTAAGCAATAGCTCTTCTTTTGCTAATAAAGGTTTTACTGCCTCTAAAATGTCTTCACAACTTCTATAATTATAATTACCGAAATTGTTTCTTTGATTTTTAGGTGCTTTCAAACTCCCTTGAATACGCACCAACTTCTTTGTTAAATTCTTCATACAACAAACATATACATAAAATATGTCATGTGCAAGACAAAAGACAAAAAAAAGAGGCAACTCGAAGTTACCCCTTTTCACTGAAAACAAAGAAAATCAACAGAATATCGCACCCTATTGAATTCACAAAGATATAAAAATACCTATTAAATTCATAGGGTATTGAATTTATTTATTATCCTTTGAATATACTTGTAGATTTTTCTGCGGTACGACCACCAAAATAAGCTAATACAACAGCCATCATAACCTTTTCGAATGTGTCATTCCATGTTGCTCCAATGTGAAAAGGAACACTTTCTATACTATCTAAAATGCCAGCCAAACTAAATACAACTATACACCATACTAAAACCAATGGACGTACATTTTTACTTAACCATGAATCGCTTAAAGAATCAGCTTCCCATCTGCTAGTTATAGATTCTATTTCTTTATTTTGTTGATCGTAAATCATTTGCTGTAGTTTAATCTTATCTTCATTAGATATTTTAGATTTACCTATTTCAGCTAACGCTTCTTGTGGCGAGCTTACACCACTTAATACTTTACCTAGTGTTGGATTAATCATTGATGCAGCACCAAACAATAGTTTACCAACTGTAGTTTCTTTAAATTTCTTTTTATCAGACATTTGTTATATCTATATATTTAGTTTTACCATCTTCTCTAATAGCTTTTAGACATCTCTTTCTGTTAGAGTCACCATCTACATAGCTTACGTGTACCCAATCTGGGTTATGATCTGTGCCAAACTCCCAAATAAGTTGGTCAAAATCCAAGTTATCTTTAATATAATAATACATAAAAGCATTACTAACGTTACCATAAACGTCATCAATATCAATAGCTCTCCCTTGACAGTGTTGGCTTTTAGTACTTCCACCAATAGCTTTATTAAGTTCTTCACATCTAAAAAATGAGTTAATTTTAATAGGAGCATCAACAGCTTTTCTTAATGGTTCAAACACGTGCTTAGCTACCATTTCCATATTTTGTAATTCATATTGATTTGGCACATTATCTATACCTAATCTCAATGCTGTAGCACTCCTTGTAGCTTCTTTATATGATATATGATCACTAATTTTTATCATTATTTATCTTGTCTTTTAGATTTTATAGCATCCATATCTAATCTAGATATATCTTTAGATTTATAGTTGTTAGAATTACTGCTCGAATTATTGTTACTAGAACTACTACTAGATTCATAATATATGTTGCCAGAATATATATGATTGTATCTCCAATTATTGTAGTAATAAGGATTCCATTCCCTAGCATACAAAGGATAAATAGATTGATAAATATTAGGGCGTATTTTATCTATTGGTAACAACAGAGTATCTCCTTCTGAAGTAACTGCTAAAACGTGCTTTATTGTGGGTTTTGGGGTGTATGTTCCGCACCCTATTGTTAACATTAACATTAAACATATAAATAATTTCATTTTAATTTGTGCTTGCTCTTCTAGTTCTCTTTAACCTGTTAACAGTGTTTTGTATTTCTAAATTTGTAGTTTTTATTTGTAAAGATATGTCTGCTACATACTGCATACGAACCCTACCTGTTTGATCCATAATAACAATCACAGGAACAGCTATAATTTGATTTTGAATATCTTTAGGTTGATCTTTTAAATAGCTAAATTTAATTACAGCTCCAGTAATATTACTTAGATCGTAGTTATTTTTTTTATTCCACTCTGCATTTATTTGCAAGACAGTAACGTCTTGACTATATACAGATGCCGCAACCAATACAAATATCGCACATAATAATTTTTTCATTTACTGATTATTTCAAATAGCTTATCGTCTATTTTCTTCAAAGCTTCTGAGTTTTCTTCTACCTTTTTACCAGTATTCATAATAGTTTCTCTAACAAGTTTATCTTTTAGATCATACTCTGTTCTACTAATTTCTGGCTCAGGTAATTGTTTTGCCTCTTCAATATCTGCTTGTAAGGCAAACCACATTCCAATAAGGGATGATATACCTAAAACTATCCCTATAAGTGTTTTTATACTAATTTCAAACTTACTGTCTTCACTTAACTCTTTGCTCATTTTAACTTTTTAGTTTTTTGAATAGTATAAGTTATAGTACAGATAAGTAGTATAATTTTTAACCAAGTTTCAACTTCTGTTAATGTAACAACAAAAGCTATTGAATTAAAAAGGTATATCTTCATATCTGTATATTCCAAAACGCTATTCTTTTATTTCTTCGTAAGAACCATCTTCTAAATTAACTGAAACTTTACCATACTGTTCCTCAAGCTCTTTCTTAAGTTCTAGTTGCTTAGTTTCAACTTCAGATAATTGTTCTAACAGAGATTTTTCTTGCTTATCAATATTAACTTTTTGTATAGATAAAACACCCATTTGATTTACAATTTGATTTAATTGTGATTGACTTTCTTGTAGTGATTTTAATTCTTCTTCTTTAATTTTAGACATTGTATTTAATTTATAGTTATATTACAAATTTAGTAATTATTTTAACAATTTGAAACTCCACTGACAGTTCCAGCAAATCCACCACCACCACCAATGACTTCGGCATAAGTTCCTGTACTTGATCCACTACTAGGATCAAACAAATGATAATATCCAGCTGGAGCAACAGTAGTTCCAGTTTCAGTTGTGTATATTTTATCGCCACCAACTGGCAAAGTATTACTTCCATCATGCCAATATCTAGTAGATGATATAGTAAAATTACAAGCATTAGTTGAACTTGAGCTGCTATAAGCAAATCTCATTTCTCTTCTTATTAATGTTTGATTATAACCAAAAAACTCAGACATTTTTAATGGATTGTTTCCATCTGGTCGCCTATTTCTAAAAAAGTTAGCTGACTGTACATTTAATAAATTTACTGCTGGGTAACTATTACCTGAGCCACCAGAATTACCACCACTTAAATTACTTAAATCTTTAAGAGATATTGGTGAGGTTACAGTTGTAGTTCCATCATAACCACCACCTAACCTTTCTCTAGCTATTTTAAGCATTTCTAAGCCAGGATCTTGTAATTCATCATAAGTAGGTACTGCCATAACCTCTTATTTTAATTATTCAACATCAGATGAATCATCTATTTCTTGCTCAGGTTGCCACGGCAATTTTGCATCTTCATCTTTTGGTACTATTTGATTTTGTATACCTTTTTCAATTTGCTCATTTGGATGATCCATTGGATAAATAGATTTTACCCATTCAATAACTTCGTTTTCTGTTAAATCTTTTAATGGAACAAAACTACTAGATTCAGGCGCACCAATTGGAATTGCACCTGTAAAAGAATAAGAAAAACCAGATTCACTATCTGTGCCTTTGTATTCAAATCTTACGTTGGTAATGACATCTGATAAACCATCTAAAGATGGTGCCATTTTCATTTCAGTAATTTTCCAAGTATATGTTATATTCATAATACAAATATATTAATTATTTATTTAGTTTATCTATTATCTTAGTTAACTCATTTATTTGTTTTTGTTGTATTTTTATAGCTTCAATTAAATATCCAGTAAGGTTACCATAAGCAACTCCTAAAGTGCCATTAGATTCAGTAATTAATTCTGGTGCAACTTTTTGTAATTCTTGTGCTATAACACCTGAGCTTTTTCTATTATTATCAATTCTATCAAAACTAACACCTCTCATTTTCAAAACCTTAGTACCATCTAGTGTTTCAATATTAGTTTTTAGTTTTTTATCAGAATAAGCTATAACATCATCAGCAAAAACTCCTTTTCCAGCCACATTAAGGGATGTACCAGTACTTGCTGGATCTAAATAATAAGATGTGTTATTATAATCATAAAAAGCTGGAAATTGAGCAGTACCATTGCTTAAAACTCTAGCTACATAACCACTACTTCCAGTACCGAAAAAAGTTCCACCAGTACCAGCATAATAGTTTAAATATATTCCATTATTTGAATTTGCAGAATCTATGTGTACGTTTCCATCTGTGGTTACAATACTTGCCATTTCAGTACCAGTGGCAGTTCTACCATTACCTCCAAATCTTATACTAGAACCCCAACTTGAATTTGGTCCAAAAGTCAAGTGATTATTACCACTAAATGTCGAATTACCATTTGCGTGTATTGCACCAAAATGATGAGTAGAAAAGCTACTAGGTGATCCAGCTCTCCAATACCAAGTTGTAGGAGTATGTCCACCAGCTCCATTATTACAAGTTCTATAATTAATATGAATAGTACTACTCTGAGCACCTATCATGAACTCAGCTCCATACCCTTTCAACTCCATTGTATTATATGCGTGGTTTCTACCTATCTCAGCACAACCAACTGATGTTCCACTTAAAACTCCTTT